CCTTGTTGTCTTCGCCTCGACCAAAGGTAACGGTAATATCATTTTTAATAATATCACCTAAGTCGTTGTCTCGAAGCCATTGAAAAGCTTGTTCCTGATGTTCAGGTTGAATAGCAGCACTATAGAATTTTTTTATTTCTACAGACTCACCATCCTTAAGCTTTAATTTTGTAATATGCATTTCTTCCATCATCGCTGGTATTTCAAACTGCGATAATACTTTAGCTTGCTCTTTAAGTTTAGAAACGCTTTGCTCTGCATTTGCAATCTCGTCCTCTAATTCTTTTAGCTTTATAACTTTATCTGATAAACTTTTTGCTGTATCAGCTTGTGTTACAGATTGTACTCTATCTTGTTCATAGTCTATTTTGCTCATCTATTTCACCTCTTTCATGTATGTTAAACTCAGTTGAGTAGTACATCTTTTCCTGCCTATCCCAAGTTAACGTTTTATACTTTCCATTGTTAATATCACACGCAACAGCAATTGCCAAACCTATAACTTTTGGATCTCCAGATAAAAGTAAATAATCTTCATCAGAAAAATCTTTTAACAAACGTCTAAGTTGATAAGTTATTGGTCCTGGACTTCTTACGATTTGTGTATCTTCACGAAGAAGAACTTTTATCTGACCAAACTTTTGTGCGCCAACAATATTATATTTTGGACGACCTATTTTTGTACCAGGAACTTCTTGTAGCAGATAAACTATTGGCTCGCTGTTTAATGTTTTTTCTTTCATGCTTGACAATATAATCTTTTACATTTATATTGTCAACTAGAAAGAAGAAATAAAATGATAAATTATAAATTTAAGACTAAGCCTTACGCACATCAATTAACTGCGTTAGAAAAGTCTTGGGAAAAACAAGTTTACGCTTATTTTATGGAAATGGGTACAGGTAAATCAAAGGTATTAATTGACAATATATCAATGCTTTACGACAAAGGTAAGATTAATGCTGCCTTAATTATAGCTCCAAAAGGAGTATACCAAAATTGGCATGATTCTGAGATACCTACACACTTAGTAGATCACATAGATAAAAAAATGGTTTTGTGGCAAGCCATGATTACAAAAACACAAGAAAAAAAATTAGATACTTTGTTTGAATCAGGAGAAGAATTACATATTTTAATTATGAATGTAGAAGCTTTTTCTACTAAAAAAGGCGTAGCGTTTGCTAGTAAATTTTTAAATTGTCATAATACATTAATTGCAATAGATGAATCTACCACTATTAAAAACCCTGGCGCTAAACGTACGAAAAATATTTTAGCTTTATCTAAACAATCTAAATATAGAAGAATACTTACAGGTTCTCCTGTAACTAAATCACCATTAGATTTATATACACAATGTCAATTTTTAGATTCTTGGTTACTAGGACATGCTTCTTATTATGGTTTTAGAACTAGATACGCCGTAATGCGTAATGCAAATTTTAGTGGTAGGACTGTACAGATTGTTGTTGGCTATAGAAATTTAGCGGAATTATCTTCTAAATTAGAGCCTTTTTCATACAGAGTATTAAAAGACGATTGCTTAGATTTACCTGAAAAAACATTTATTAAACGTATAGTACAACTAAGTCCAGATCAATCTAAACTATATTTACAGATGAAAGAAAAAGCGCTTGCAGTATTGAATGGCAAAATGGTTAGTACAACAACTGTAATGACTCAACTTATGAGACTACAACAGATAACATGTGGGCACTTTACTGCTGATGATGGCTCTACTCAAGAGATACCTAATAATCGTATAGACGAACTAGTGGATGTGCTAGGTGAGATTGAAGGTAAAGTTGTTATATGGGGCCATTGGCAAAAAGATATGACACAGATAATAAAATCAATAGTTAAAGAGTATGGAGAAAAATCTGTTGTAGATTATTATGGTTTAACACCTAAAGAAGAAAGACAAAGTAATATAAATAAATTTCAAAACGATCCAGAATGTAGGTTCTTTGTAGGCACACCTGCAACGGGTGGTTATGGTATTACTCTTACGGCTGCATCAACCATGATTTACTATTCTAATGGTTATGATCTTGAAAAAAGAACACAGTCACAAGCCAGAATAGATCGTATTGGACAAAAATATCCTATGACTTATATTGACATAATTTGTAAAGATACTGTTGATGAAAGAATTGTAAAAGCTTTACGTAAAAAAATTAATATAGCTAGTCAAGTTATGGGTGAAGAACTTAAAGCTTGGATATAGGAAATTGTAGGACTTACGTATGGGCGCTAAAATTTATAAAATTTTCATTGAAATATGAAAGATAACATATGCCATGCCTGTAATTAAAGCACCGGTAGTTATTAATAAAATACTTTCTACTCTATTAATTTGTTTTTCTAATTTTAAAATTTTATCGTGAGTTTGTTTTTGCATAATTCTGCAAAGTTTTTCGTGTGAATCTATTCTTTGTATTGCGTTATCTTTTGGCATACTTACCTACTACATAACAAATTGGTTCTAATATTTTTCTATATATTCTACCTAGTAAATGCACCTTGCCTCTCGCTTCTTGTCGAATGTCAATAGTTCTATGCACCGCAATGTGCTCTAGTGTTTTCTTTAATAATTTATTTGTTTTAGATAGTCTTACAAGTGGTAAAAATATTTTGTGGTATCCTTTTTGATATTCTGGCGCTAAACTTTTTGAATGTTTTAACCATATTTTATTTCTAAAAGATCCAAAGCCATAAGATTCATTCATCATAGTGCAAACAATTTTTCTACTACCACCACCTTGATTACCGCCTCCAGCAGCTGTCGCCTCTTGTCTTCTACCAAATTGACCATAATCTGTATCTGTACGACTAACTGTTTTAGCTGGTGCGCTTGGTGTAGAATCTCCTCTTCCTCTGTCTGGTATGCTTGTGTCTACTGGTTTACCTAAAACTTGATCCATTCCTCCTGGAGCTATGTCTCCGCTAACTTCAAAATCATCTTCATCATCGATTGGAGCTACATCAATTTCTCCTCGTCCTCTATCAAATATATCTAAAGTTGGGTCTGTTGATGTAGGCGTTGGAATGTCTATATCTACTCCTATATCTTCAATGTTTGGTTCAATTATATCCATAATTGGATCTTTATAATCTTCTAACTCTTTTTGTTTTATACTTTGAAAATAATCTTCTTGTGTTTCTTTTGGAATATTTTGATATCTTTGGCCACTTTTTATTTCTTTTAATACTTTTTGTCCTTCTTCACCCGCAAAAAATTTCATAGCCCCTTCTGGATTTTTATAATTTTTAAAATATTCTAAATCACCTTCTTTGGCTTTTGATATAGTTTTTTCATATGATTTTGCTTTAGTTTTTTCAAAATTTGTCATTTCATAATCAGAGAAATCTTCAATTCCTGTGTTTATATCTTTAAAGGATCCATATCCAAGATCATCCAAGAGGTCATCATCGTCTTTAAAAAAATCAAGTTCACTTGCTGGTTCTTCTCTTTGTTCTATTGGTGCAAAAGGATTAATTGTTTTTAGTGTGTAAGGATATTCAAATTCTACATAAGGTTCGTCATCGTAGTTTGTGTCAACCAGATTGCCTACTGCAGTTTGTTCCCTAAAATTGTCTGGGCTGTCATACATTGTGGCTCCTGCGTATTTTGGATTAGGAGTATAAAATTTTGTGTAATCAGTTTCATCGTACATATTTGGAATTAATTCATCAGGATAAGATATATTTTTTTTTATTATGTCTGGCCCTACTTCAACTCCAAAATCTTCTCCAATGGCTGCTTTTATTTCTTCAGCTCTTGGTCCAACGCCTAAATCTTTTTGACGTACAGCATCAGCTATCGTTTGTCTCATTTCTGCCTCACCTAATCTTTTATCTTCTGCAGCTGTAATACCTAATACATCTGCTTCTTTTGCTTTTGCTTCTATTAATGCATCACGTCTATCTATTAATTCTTGCGAAGGTGAATCACCTTGTTTTGCTAAAGTTTCATTTATTGTATTAATTCTTTTATCATAAGCATCTTGTAATCCAAAAGTTGGTTCACTAATACCAGGAATGCCTCCTGATACAGGATTATATCCTGCCATAAGACCGCTTTGTATTGTGCCATCTTTAACATCATAAAGATCATCTAATTTATTTTGTCTTGGATCTCTTTCAGGTATTACGTCTAAAGCAAAACCCAAACCTGGAAAAACTGCATTTGCAACAGCTCTTCCTGCTAATTTTCCTAAATCTATTCCTTTATCTTTAATTTTTGTAATTTGATCGGCTACTCCTTGGCCAAACTCTGTAACTAAATCTTTTCCTTCTAATAAAGCTGTTTTTACTCTATTGCCAAATCCCTCTGGATCTTGTGTGTAATCTATTTTTTCTTTTGGATCGGCTAAAGTCCTTGCAACATCAGAATAATCTCCTGGTGCAAATACATCTCCAGTTTTAGGATCTACTATGTTTCCTGATGTAGGTTGGCCTGTTACTGGATCTGTTGCTGATAAAACATTTGGAGATGTTTCTATAAAAGGCGCAGTTGTAGGTATAGTGGTAGATGTTATTGGCGCTGTGGTCGTTGCAGATACTGTTCCTCCACCACCAGATCCTCCTCCACCCGGTAAAGGTATGTTTATATTTGATGCTGTTGGTGTTTCTGGTAACATAGGTAATCCACCAGAAAAATAACTTAGTAAATCTGAGTATACTGATTGTTGTGTTGGATCGTATTGTATACCGGGCTCTAAGTTAGCTAGTAACAAAGGACTAGTATCGGTAGTTGTTTGTAAACCAGATATATCAATACCCTCATCAACAATATCTGGATCTGTAACTATTAATGATGCTAAGTCTTCTCTAGACATTATGCTATTCCTCTCGATCTAAGTCTTATTTGTTGTTCTTCAGGTGATAATAAAGCTTGCTCTGTTGGTGTTAAACCAGTTGCTGTAATGCCAGATGGTCGTGGTGTGGATGCTTTAGCTAGTAAGTTTAAACTAATGCCTGGTGTAATGGCTGATTGATCTCCTACTGGCTGTAAGGATTTAGGTAGTTGTCGAGCTTTTCTATCTCTAAAAGCCTCAAATAACTGACCTGTTGTTCCACTAACTGTTGCCGTAGTTTTAGGAGATATAAATCTTCCAAATGAAGGCGTTAATTGCTCATCTATTAATTTTGCAGCAGCTTTTTGACTTATGATATCTCTTGCTCTATCATATCCCCCTCTTGCAACTAATAAACCTTGTATATTTGCAGATTTAAAACCTACTATACCTGCTAAACCTCTTCCGACTTGTTGGATCATGCTTCTTATAGCATTAGTTGCTGTGGCAGGATTAATTAAATCTTTTGGTTTAAAAGTTTTTTTTACTTCATTAGCGAATTCATTAATAAGTTTTTGTTCATCTACGTCAAATAATTCATCTAATAAACTTTGATTTTTTTGTTTTAAAGTATTCCAATTATTATAAAAACTTTGTGGGTTAAATTGACCGTTTTTACTAGAATCTCTAATTAATCTTTCAAAAGCTCCTGTTCTTAAAGATTGAAAATCTTTATTTAAGTTAGAAGCTTTCTGTAAACTTTTACCTTCAACATTAAATATAGTTTTTAATCTTTTTATAATATTTAAAGAATCATCTAATTTACCTATATTTGCTCTACCAAATATATAATCCATTGTTTTAATAGGTGTAATCTCAGGTTCGTTTAAAATTTTCATAACAACTTTTCCAGCTTTGTCATTAACAGTTAATCCTCTTACTTTAATATTATTAATATCATATAGTTTAAATTTTTCTCTTGCTAATTGATTTGCTTTTTTTAAAGCTTCAACTCCGCCTTTGTCTCCACTAAAAAGAATGTTATCTACATTATCGTCTACAAACTTTTCCCATTCTTTAATAATAGCTTTAACATTTCTTCTATCTGTATTATTAGATGCTGTTTCATAAATTGAATTTAATTTTCTTTTTATAGTTATAAAATCATTAAAAGTAGCAGGTTTTATTTTTTTTATTTTTTCCCCATCTTTAGGTATTTTTTTTGGTTTATATTTTTTTACAAAATCTGTAATAACTTTTTGTGCACTTAAAGTAGAAGGAGTTAAAGTTTTATCTGTAATTGCAGTTGCTTCTTTTATAGCAGTTGCTACAGAAGCTGTAAGTTCATCTATGTTACTATTAGTAGCTTGAAACACACCATCTTTATCTATGAAATTATAAGCTGACTCAACTTTATCACTAGCAAGTTTATATCTTTTTTGTAAACCTTGAATTATGTTTTGTCCGGCTTCTTCTAAAGATTCTACATTAAATTGACCTTGGTTAAATCTTTTTATAAGATTAGATGCAGAATTTTCTATGTCAATATTTTGTTTGTTTAAAAAAGCAGCAGCTTTTTTTTGCGCTTCTGGGCCATAATATCCTCTTGCAGCAGAAAATAATATAGCTATTCCTTCTGAATCACCAGAAGCTTGAGCTTTAGATAAAGTAACATCAAATTTACCGGCACCTGCTTGTTTTCCAGCTATTTCAAAAGTTTCGCCTTGTGATAATTTTTCAGAAAAATCTTTAATAAATTTTTCATCTATTTTAGTTGTATCAATACCAGCAGCTTTTGCTGCTCTTTCCCCTTTTTTATTTAAAACAACTTTTGTAACTTCTTCTCCATCAACCATTTCTTTTATAGTTTTTGTATAAACAGGATTTCCCATAATTTTTTTCCATGTCATACTTACTACAGGAGAAACTGCTCCTTCAAAAGCAAAAGGAACAACTCCAGAAATAACAGCTCTTGTTACATCTATATTTTTTGCTCCTAAAGGTTTAGACGCTATGTCTTGAGCGATTGATGTTCCAGTACCAGCAGCTGCAGAATATACTGCTTTTTTAAAGTAAGATTTTCCTGCTTTTTTCATAGCCCACGAATAACCTGGAATGTAAGATAAAATTTGTGCAGTAGTTTGCACGTAATCTTGAAATGAAGCACCTGGCTTGTTTAGATAAAAAGTTTTTCCGTCAGGTAAAGCAATAATTAAATTATCAAATTTATCCTTAAATATTTCTGTGTTGGGTATTTGAGATTGAATCATTTGTGCTTGCGCTTTTTGACTAGGATTTAATAATAAACCTGCAGCTATTTTAAAAGCACCTGCACCTTTGTATTCTCCTATTTCAGGTATTTCTGCATATTCTGTTTTTTTAGTCCCCGAAAAAAAATCAGCAATAGACATAGCAGTTTTTGAAACTCTTCCTTTAACAGTTTTTCCAAACCTTAAGTTATCTAATTCTTTAATTAAATTTTCGTCAGTGACTTGTGTCCCACCTGCCTCTATTGTTTCAGGTCTACCTTGTAATCTTAAACTATCTAATTTTTTTATTAAATCTGGGTCAGTTATTGTCATAACTCTCCTTACTTAAGTTCAGTGTAAAAACCTTTTTTACCGTCTACACCGTAATGATAAACATAATTTTTTCCGTTTAATTCAAAAATATTTGTAGAAAATTCTGTGTCTACCTGTTTACTTAATTGTTCTAGTGACTCTTTCATTTCTGGATTAATTAATGGGTTTTGTTTATGCCACTCCGCTTTAGCTTGACCCCAAGTCATTCCATCTGAAGCTCTTTTTGATAAACCTCCATTTTCTTGAACCCAAGAATTTGCAAATTCTGAAAAACCTTTTGCTAGTTCATTTTGTCTATTGGCAATTTGTAATAAATATCTATTACCTTCTTTAGTCATAGACAAACCAGCTGTTATAGATTTAGTAAAGTTTCTCTCACCATCTGATATAGCACCTGAAAATTTTTGTAATCCATCTAAAACTAATCCACCTGAAACTCCAGTTACTATTTCAGCAGAAGTAGTATCTTGAAGGTTAGGATCAAAACCAAATGTTTCAGCTAATTTTTGAACCTCTGTTCTAAATTCACCAAATTTACCTGTTTTTAAATCTGGACTTTCATTTATAGCATTTAATATTTCTAATTTTTGATCATTAATAATAGCTAAATTACCTGCTTCAACAATTGTTCCAAATTCTTTACCGTAAACTTTTCCTTGATATTTTTGTTCTTCAGTTTCAGGGGGCGGAGTATTTACAGTTACATTAGTTCCTGAACCTCCTATTTGCATAACTTTATTATCTGCACCAATTTGAAATTGTTTATCAAGTGGTAATCCTCTAGCTTTTTTTTCAGGGTCAGTTAGTTGCCTAAAAGTTTTTTTATCTTTTACTGCTTGCCCTAATACTGTCGACACAGCTGCTTGTTTTCTTTTATCCATAAGGGCTTTTCTTTTATCGTCATCACTAACAAATTTTTTATACCCTGCACCTAAAGCATCGACTACAGGTGCGCCCGATGCTAGGGCAATCCCTACTTCACCTAAAGGTAATCTAGTTTTAGCAACTGGTGCAAATTTATCTTGTAAACCCATAAGCATTCCTATATTTGATCTTATTTGATCTTCAGACATGTTGCCAAACATACCATTGCTATAGTTTCTTCTATCAGTTAACCCAGACATGATACCTTCATTAGCTGGCCCACCTCTTCTAAACATTGGTCTTTTTAAAGTTATACTCATTAGTTTTTAAAATATCCTTCCATATATATCCGCTCCTGCTAGACCTATACCTAAAGCTTGTGCTAATGGACTAGCTCCTGGCGCTGTAGCTGCTTCTGGAGATACCTGAACTGATCCTGCTCCTGGTGTTAAACCTGTAATACCTTGACCAAATCTAGCTAATCTATTTCTTGGATCTTGAACAGCCATTTGAGAAGCTTGTCTTTGTGCATCAAGCACTGCTTGGTTTTGTGCTTGTTGCGCTGCACCTAATGTGCCAAGACCAGATATTTGTGCTCTACTAAAGTCTTGTGCTCTTGCACCTAAACCTGACTGTAATTGTGATATACCCATTTGATTTGCTAAGTCTTGTTGTCTTGCTTGTTGTCCTTGTTGAAATCCTCTTTGATTTAAATCAGCTAATATTCTAGCTCTGTTAGCATCACTCGTTGCATCAAATTCTGCTCTTTGCACACCTTCACGACCGCCACCGAATGCACCAGGTGTTCCTAATGCTGCAGCTGCTAATTGATTTTGTCTCATTTTAGCTTGTTTATCAAACTCTGTTAGTGTTGTGTCTATAACTTGTTGTTGAAAAGGAGATGTATAAGACGCGATAGATCCTGCTCCAGTTCCTGCTCCAGTTCCGGTAAGGGCGGTTGCCCCTGTTGCAGCTTGTCCTGCTGCTGTTAAAAATGGTTGATATGATCCTAGTCCTTTTGTTGGATCAACTGCTTGTGCATATGCTGCTGCTTGTAATGGATCTTGTGCTGCTACTTGTGGTGCAAGCTCTGCCATACCTGCTTTTGTAATTTGAAACTGTTGCGCTTGTGCTTGTCTTTGTGCAAACTGTTGCGCTGTTTCACCGGGCTGTTGTGTTGTAGCCGTGGTAATACTTGGTATACCTGATTGTCTTGAAAGATCAGTTAAATATGTTTTTTGTGCTGCTTCTATAAATTCTGGCGGCAAAGTTCTTGTTTCTGTTATACCACCTGTTTGATAGCCTACACGTCCGCCCTCTGCTTTATTTTCACCAAACTGTTTCATAACAGCTACTTTAATTTTAACAGGGTCTGTTAAACCCATTTCTCTTAATTTCATTATAAAATCTTTAATAGCTTCATCTCTTCCAGCCTCACGTTCTTCTGCATACATTTCTCCTCTAGCTAAACTAGGAAACTCTTTTTCTAACTCAGCATCTGTCATAAATTTTTGATTTTCTTCGTCCATTACACTACCTTACTTTCATTTTGTTTCATTAAATCATACATTCTTTGTGCCCCTTTATTAATATTCCCGTCTCCCGCTCCTCGAACTGCGTCAGCCGTCATTACGAATTCATTTTTAGATAACATTGCTGGCACGTCATCTGCTTTTTCTTTTACACCTACTGGAACAAAACCACCTTCGTCTCTGTAGTCTCTTTCGATTACACCCATTCTGTTTCTTCTCATATCGCCTGTAGGTATTCCCGGTAAACCTGTTCCCATTGCGTATCCAATTCTTCCGCCTTGAGCTCTGTTTTCTTCTGGATATTCTTTCTCATAATTTCTAAGCATTACCACATATTCATTTCCAGATAATGTATCTATATCTGCTCCTTGCATTTTTACCCATTGTTTAAAACTTGGTTTAGATCCACCAGCATATCCAATTCTGCCGCCTTTACTATAGTATCCAGCAAGTTGACCAGATAATTTATCCAACTCTTCTAAAGTTTCATTCCCTGTTAAGTTTGCATATGCCTCAGGATAATCCATTTGCATAGCAAATAGTATATCCCTGTAAGCTTGTTTACCTGTGTTCACAGAAATTGATCTCGGACTTTCTCCTTCGGGGGTATAAAAACTTCCATATTTTGCCATGTCTGCTTGTTCTCTAGCAAAGTCTGCGTCCATCGCTTTCATTTGTTCTGTTTCAGATAATTTCATAAAATCTTCTTGATTCATTCCACCCATTCCCGGCATTCTCGGTGGTGGTCCTGGTGTTTGAGTAAATTTAGAATAATCAATTGGTTTTCGATTTGGACTTATGGTTTGTACTCCTGAAGGAGGTCCACCAATTAAAGAATTTCTTGCATCGCTTCTTCCTGTCGGATCAAAGCTTCTAGTTAAATCTCCTATATCAGCTCTCATTGTTGAAGGCATAGCTTGTTTTGTTGGAACTGAAGTTATTCCTGCTGGTGCAGCTTGTGGTGCTGCGCCCGATAACTTGTTTCTCGCTGCTTGTAACATTGCTTGAACACTAGATGCTTGTGCTCTGTTAGCTGCTATGTTTTGTGCAAGAGTATTACCCATGCTGATACCACCTGTTTGGTATCCAACTCTGCCGCCAGAGGCCATATTATATCTTGCAACGAATGCATCTTTTTGTTCATCAGTCATACTAGAATACTCTTTATCAAATTTAAAGTAATTATCAAAGTAAGTTCTCATCTTATTTCCCACATTTTCTCTTCTTCTAGCCATATATTCTTCCATAGTTTCGCCTTCTTCTTGAGGCGGTTCTTCAGCTAAAAATGCGTTATAAAGGTATGTTCCTGCAGCAGTAGCACCACCAACAAGTATTTGTTGTTGTACCATGCTTGGTAATTCTCCTAATATTGGAACATCTTTAAACATGCTTGTTGAGTCTCTAAAAAACTTTAAGCCTTTTACTGTTGTTGCAGGTGTTGATTTAGTTCCAAGTAAATCACCTTTGTTAGCATCACCACCAGTAAAATTTGGATCACCTTCTGTTAAAGGTTTTTTAAATAATCTACCAACAGGGCCTTCTCTAAATCTGTCCATAGAAAATGTGCTAGGTCCACCACTAGCTCCTTCAGCGCCTGCTAAAAATCTTGTTCCTCTTCCAAGAGCATAAGTTCCTAATCCTTGTTTAAGTGCATCACTGACGCTGCCTCTTTGATCAAACCTACCTATACCTCTCATTGCTGCTGCAATACCTGGTTGAAAAGGTGCAACAAACGGTGCAGCCTTAACCGCAATATCTGCTAGTTCATTTGGTATAAGTTTTCTTAATCTTTTTTTAATACCACCTAGAAAGAATCCTTCTCTAGGAACTGTGTTTGTTATTCCACCTTGTGCACGTAATTGTCTTCTAATTTGAGCTCTTGTTATCATATATGTGTTGTTATTTATTATATTATATAGGCAGGGATTTCACCTGAATTTATATTACTACTCGTTTTTAACGAGTAAATCAAGCCTATGTTGTAACGGTTCTAGGCGTTACTTCCATAGCTGACAGGATCACATGGAGCCTGTTTGCATTGGCAGCTGTAACTTTTACTATTTCTCCAGTTTCAACTATCAATGGGTTTGTTAATATTTCAGTAGGTGTATTGGCTGATATAGTCTTTAAATATGCAACACTAAATACAGCCTCTAAAGGTGTAGTTACTGTTATTGTAATAGTGGATCCGCTACCACTATCGTCACTTACTAATATAGATTTTACAATAGCAGTTGTAGCATCTGGAACTGTATATAAAGTTGTAGCGTTGGTAGTAGTTAAATCTACTTTTTTATTAACAAAATTATTAGCCATTATCCTCCTAAAAAGAAGACTATTGCATCATTATCTTCTCCTTTTTCTTCTTGAAAGGTTGTATTTAATTTTTCTATTAAACCGTTTAAATCTCTAACTAAAGATAAAAATGAAAGTTGGTCGTATTCTTTTGGTGGCTGTGTTAGTGATTGTACAATTTTTGCCATTATCTTCTCCCGTCTGGTTGATAGTCAATTCTAAATGTACCTAGTTTCCAAAACTGACTAGTGCTTGTGTTATCTATTTTTAATGATATCGATCTAGCTCTTGCACGTGTGTCTATTTTTTGTGTACCACTACTAACTGTAAATGGCCCTAATGTAGAACTAGCTGCAGTATCATTTGGAAAGTCTCTTAAATTTAATGTAATTCTTGCATCACCTGTTTGTGTTAAAAAATCTGGTATAACTCTTCTTATTTTCATCATGAACTCTCCATCACCATTTAATCCTTGTGCGCCAATATCAAAATCTCCAGATTCAATTGATGCAGTAATTGCAGTTGTTGCACCTTCTTTAACTTGATTTAAACCTGTTTCATGTTCATAGTAAGTTGAGGTACCGTCACTATTACCAAAAATATAATTTGTATCTGTTGTAGCAGTTGTGCCTGATGAGTCATAAGCTGTTGCATGAGGTTTACCAAACACAGCAGAATCTTGCCACGCGCTTCTTGCTAATGTGCCCACAGTCCACACCGGTCTTTCTGAGGATGAATCTAAATAATTAAAAGTTACAACTCTATTAACTGTGCCTGATCCTGAGTTAGGATAGAACCACATTACTTCACCAAATAAGTTATTTAGTCCTGCATTAATATGTTGTTTTGGAATTGTATTAATATCATCAAAGACATGATCTTCAACTAAACACGGTAATGATTCTAGTCTACCAGAATATCTAAAGAAACCATTCTCTGACATCCAGTAAGCTGTACCGTCTACTTCAACAGCAGCATTCTGTCCTATCAATCCACAGTTAGTACCAACTTGTTGAAACGAAAATGTAAACGGTGGGCCAACGAATCTCATAGTAAATAAAGCTGTGTCTGTCCAAACGTAAATTGCATCTCTACCTCTGATTGCTCCCATAATCTTAGATCCATCTGCAAGTCTTTGTGTACCTGCAGTATTAGTTGCTGAAGGCGCGTACGTGTTAATATCTTCTTGTGACGAGAATCTGACAAACATTGGATCTTGTGTAGATTTTGTTCCAATAGTTGTTTCTGTTCCAAAAAATATTAAGTGTCTATCTGGTGTAGATACTAAACTAAATGCTGACGCAGTTGGTGCGTTGCTTACAATAGTTGCTCTTGTATCTGTCGCACCTGTTGGGTTTGAATTCCATTCAAATGTTTCTCCACTATTAATTGTTGCAATAAGTTTATTACCAAAATTATCTAGTGACCATAAACCTGGCGCTGTTATAATATCTCCTGATGCTGCTGAGTTCCATGCAAAAAAGTTTGATGCATCGGTAACTGTTGCACCAGAACTATGACTAGCTGCCGTTGTACCACTAGCTCCTCTTGTTAGTCCGGATAACGTTCCACTGCTATTCCCTGTGTAACTAATTAATTCTGTTCCTATAATAACTGTTCCAGAAGATGGAAAAGACGATGAGCTTGCCATTGTTAAACTTGTAACTGATGTATTAATACTTGATGATAACGTTGAGGTAAACTGTCCTGCTTGTTGCCCGCCCCACGATCCAAGACCCCAACCAGTAGATGCAACCTCTACAGCTGGTCCAACAGGATAATAGTGTTGAACTCTAATACCTCCTGATGTAGATGCGCCTGAACCTGATTCGTTAGATCCAACGTCAATAGTTAAAGTACTATCTGTTGGAATGGTAGTTACCATAAATTTATTATCATTAAAATTACTTGCTGCAAAATTAGAGTTAGTTGCAGAACTAAAATTGTCTAATAATATAATGTCAAATTTGTTTATATTGTGCGCTGATGAAAAAGTTAAAGTTACAGTTGATGATCCATTAGTTGTAGAAAAAGCACTTGTTAAAGTTGTTGTCGCTTTAATTGGATGTATGTCGTAAAAGATACCTCCAGAGTAAGCGTATAAAATTCTGTTAGTTCCTAGTGCAGCATACTTAATACCTGATGTATTTATAAAATGATGAATAGCAGTATTACGCCCTGTCATATCAACAGAACCTAATTGTGCCCAACCACCTATTTTTTCAGGTGAGCCATATCTAAAACGAACGTTGTCACCATTAACCCATTGGCTCTCGCCGCCCGTTGATGTGACTTGTTTATTGAATCCAGGTGCAAACTTTACCTTTTGTAACATAGTGTGATCCTATGCTCTACGGTTTAGTTGGCCACGTAGCGTTATTACATTTATCAACAGTGTCTTTACCCGCTGGTAAGTCTCTTAAATCTTTACGATATGTTTTCATATCGTCAGATAGAGTATTATCTTGGCATAGTTTTCTCCTTTGTGTTTATTTATCATTATTATTTAATGCCGTAAAGGCAAATATCCCCAGCGTCTATATTGCCAGAACTCATTTTAAATTGCACCGCATCAACTGCTGATGTTGTGTTAGCATATCCAGCAGAAAAGTGATCTTCAGAATAATCACTATTTTTATATGGATTTGTTCTTGCTATAAAATGTTTTACAAATACAGTTGATGATGGATTAAATAAATGTAAAGTTCCAGCTGTAGATTGATCGTTATCATTACCAACAGAGTTACTGATAGTTTTAAATCCTGTGCCTTGCGCTAAATCTAAACTAGAAGAATATCCCATTCCAGCATCACTATCTCCTTCATTATGATAAGCATCAAAAAAAGTGGTTGTTTTAGCAACATTATAATTTGATCCACTATCTATAGACACATTAAATTGAAATAATGCAGCATCAGTAGCTGGATGAATATTATTAAATGTAAATAAGTATTCCTTATAAGTATTATCTAGAACTACATCACTTGTTCCATCTACAAAAGATAAAGTTGCAGAACTAGAAGCTGTTAGTTTTTTAATAAAAGTCATGGACCCGCCTGCTACAGAACCAAAAGCTGAGACATTCCTAACTCCACGATTATTTAATTTTACAAGTGCCATTATGAATCCTTTATACCATAGAGTTTGACTGTGCCAGAATCACAATTTCCACTTTCCATTTTAAAAGAAAGTCCAGTAATAGCAGAAGTTGTGTTAAAATAACCAGATACCCTAGCTGAGTTATTATAATTACTATGATATGCTTCACTTCCAACAGACATAAAATGTTTTACAAAAGTTGTTGAAGAAGGATTAAAAATAGTAAGTTCTCCAGAAAAACATTGGTCGTTATCATTACCTAAATCTTCACAAAGAGATTGAAATGATGTTCCATTGGCTTGATCTTCTCCACCTATATAAGAAAGATTTGTATTACCATCTGCTTCATCATGATAAGTTTGGATCCATGTTGTGGTCATAGAAACATTAAAATTACTACCATCTGTTGTGCCTTGAAACATAAATTTTTTTTGATCTGTTGCTGGATGAATATTAATAAATTTAACTTTATAAATAGAATAAGTAGAATCAAATACAACATCGGAGCTACCATTAACGAAATTTAAAGTAGCACTAGAACTAGCGGTTAAAGTTTTAATCAAAACCATAGCACCATCAGTATTTGAAACATCTGTAACAGATGCAAGACTGTTATTCACATATCTAATTATTGCTGGTTCTCCTACTGGTCCTCTTCCCATTACACTACTCCATACATTTTAATTACGCCAGCTTGAATTTCACCACTACTAAATTTAAACTGCACTCCATCAATAGCTGCGGTTACATTGCAATATCCAGCAAAATATATATCTTGTGCATAATCTCCACCATGAGCATTTGAACTTCTTCCATAAAAATGTTTTACAAAAGTTGTAGATGATGGATCAAATAAACAAAGATACCCAGAACCAGCTTGATCGTTATCTGCTCCACAATCTTGTATTATATTTTGAACTCCTGTTGCTTGTGCTAAATCCATATCAGTATTGTATCCAACTCCTGTTCCACTGTCTGCTTCATCATGGTAGGAATTAAAATATGTAGTAGTTTTAGTTGCATCATACGCTGTACTACCATCTCTAAAGTTTACTGTAAATTCTGCATTGTCTGTTTGTGGATGCACACCAGTATATACAAAAAGATATTCTTTGTATGTAGAATCTATACTACTAGCAAAAGTTGCTGTGTCATCAGACCCATCAGAAGTAAACGTATCTAACAATATCAAACTCTTCGCACTCACTCCCGAAGGCAGTGCTGTGATATTTGACATTGATTTATCGTTTGCTGCTTTAATTGCCATTAGCTTACTCCATACATTTTAATTACGCCACCTTGAATTTCACCACTAGACATTTTAAATTGAATAGCATCTACAGCACTTGCAGTGTTAAAATATCCACTTACACGTGTTTGTTGTGTATAATCGTTTTGGTGATACTGATTTCCAGTAAATATAAAATTTTTTGTAAAAGTTGTAGATGATGGATTAAATAAATGTAATGTTCCACATCCAGCTTGGTCATTGTCTGTGCCATATTCAGATTGTAAATCACAAAAACCTGTATTTTGTGCCATATCTCTAGATGTTGAATATGATACTCCTGAAGCAGAACCTGATTCACTATGCCAAGATTCATAATATGTCGTTGTTTTAGTTACGTTGTAGTTAGAACCACTATCTGTGCTTCCATTCATTGTTAAAACTACTTCATCGGTTCCAGAATGAATATCTATAAACTTAAAAATATATTCTTTGTAAGTAGAATCTATACCACTAGCAAAAGTAGCTGTAGCATCAGAACCATCAGAAGTAAAAGTAGATATTA